ATGTGGAACTTAAACATTAAAGAAGCATTTCATAATCTCAAAGAATGGGATAAGAAATGGGCAAAGAAAATTCAAGAGAAGTTTAAACTAACAGATTATCAAATGTTATGTTTAGCATTTGGAAAGGGTTTTATTATTGGAGCAATTCTGCTATAGTGGTAGCATAGTCATTACATTATGAAAAAGGCATTAATAACAGGAATAACTGGGCAGGATGGTTCTTATCTTGCCGAGTTACTTTTGTCTAAGGGGTATGAAGTTCATGGTATTGTAAGGAGAAGTTCTCTAATTAATACTCATAGAATAGATCATATCTATGAGAAACTAAAACTTCATTATGGCGATCTAACAGATGCTGTTAGCGTCATGGGTGTTATAAAGGATGTAGAACCTTGTGAGATATACAATCTAGGTGCTCAGAGTCATGTGAAGGTTTCTTTTAAGATACCTGAGTATACTGGACAGGTTGATGCTATGGGAACTCTGAGGGTTCTTGAGGCAGTTAGAATGTTGGGTATGGAGAAAGATGTTCGTATCTATCAGGCATCTACTAGTGAGTTATATGGTGATGTAAAAGAAACACCACAAACAGAAACTACACCCTTCCATCCACGTTCTCCTTATGGAGTGGCAAAGCTTTATGGTTATTGGATTATAAAGAACTATCGTGAAGCATATGGAATGCATTGTAGTTCTGGTATATTATTCAATCATGAGTCTGAAAGAAGGGGTGAAACCTTTGTGACCAGAAAGATAACTAGAGGATTATCTAGAATCTCTGTTGGTATGGAAAAACTTTTACGTCTTGGTAATCTTAATGCTAAGAGAGATTGGGGTCATGCTAGAGATTATGTTGAGGCAATGTGGTTAATGCTTCAACAAGATGAACCTGATGATTATGTGATTGCTACAGGAGAACAATATTCCGTTAAGGACTTTGTGAATGAAGCAGCACCCTACTTTGGATTTAAGTTAGAATGGATGGGTGAGGGAATGGATGAAACAGCATTTGATTGGAATACAAAGAAACCTGTTATTATTGTTGATCCAGAATACTTCAGACCTGCTGAAGTAGAATCTTTATTAGGAGATGCTACCAAGGCAAAGGAGGTTCTAGGTTGGGAACCTAAAACTCCATTTAAACAATTAGTTGAGGAGATGTGTATCTATGGACAATAATAGTAAAATATTTGTTGCTGGTCATAATGGTCTAGTTGGATCGGCAATTATTCGTAATCTAAAATCTAAGCATTATGAAAATATCTATTGGGTTAGAAGACAGAATTGTGATCTAACAAATAAGATTCAAGTAGATACTTATTTTGAGCAAGCAAAACCTGAATATGTTTTTCTTGCTGCTGCTAAAGTAGGTGGTATAGGTGGTAACTCTACATATCCTGCTGAGTTCATCTATGAGAATTTGATGATTCAAACTAATATTATAGATGCTGCTTATCGTAATGGTGTTAAGAAGTTAGTGTTCTTGGGATCATCCTGTATCTATCCTAAGATGGCAAAACAACCTATAACAGAAGATGCTTTAATGACTGGTCCTCTGGAACCAACTAACGATGCTTATGCTACTGCTAAGATTGCTGGTATTAAAATGTGTCAGGCATATCGCCAGCAGTATGGGTTTAATGCTATTTCATTAATGCCTACTAATCTATATGGTCCTAATGATAATTTTGATATTAATACTGGCCATGTATTACCATCACTTATGGCTAAGTTTCATGGATCACTTGAGAAGAGTAAGCATTGGGTTGTTAAGTTATGGGGTGATGGATCTCCAATGAGAGAGTTCTTACATGTTGATGATCTAGCAGAAGCTTGTATTAAGTGTATGCAAGATTATGATGAACCAGAACCAATCAATGTAGGTACTGGTGAGGATGTGACCATAAAGGAACTTGCTGAAACTATTGTTGATGTGGTAGGATATAAGAACTATTATGAATGGGATACTAGCAAACCAAATGGAACTCCACGCAAAGTATTGAATGTGGATAAGATGAAGTCACTTGGTTGGGAACCTAAGATTGGTCTTAGGGAAGGTATTGAATCAACATACGCATGGTATAAAGAAAATGCTGACGTTTAATAACATAGGTAATCTTGGCAGACTTGCCAATCAAATGTTCCAGTATGCCTCATTAAAAGGTATTGCTAGAAATAGAGGGTTTGAATTTGCTATACCACCAGAAGAATCTTTTGGTGAAACTGATTTAAATGTAAGAAATGAATTTATTAATCTTTATAATACATTCCCTAATATTAAGAATAATACTATAGGAGTCTATCCTAATAGATTAAATGGCGAAAGAACTCATACATTTGATGAAGATCTGTTTAATAATTGTCCAGATAATATAGATCTATTTGGGTATTATCAAACGGAAAAATACTTTAAGCATATTGAAGATGAGATAAGAGAAGATTTTAAATTCTCTCAGGAACTTACTGATATGTGTAAGGAAGTTATTGATGGTATGGGTGGAGGTGATACTATATCACTTCATATAAGAAGGGGTGATTATGTAGTTAATCCTAATCATCCAGTTCAATCATTGGAATACTATGATGAAGCATTGAAATGTTTACCTCAAAATTTCCCTGTGATTGTCTTCTCTGATGATCCCAAATGGTGTCATGAGCAAGAGTTATTTTCTGGTGATAGATTTAATATCTCTGATGATAATTCTGCTGATTTTGATTTATGTTTGATGTCCATGTGTAAGTGTCATGTTATTGCTAATTCATCTTATTCTTGGTGGGGTGCTTGGTTATCTAATAGTCAGATGACAATTGCTCCTAAGAATTGGTTTGGTGCTCAATGTGCTGCTAAGGATATAACTGATATGGAATTTGGTAGTTGGAAGTGGATTTGATATGTCTGATCTTACAGTAATACTTCCATGTGCTGGTGAGGGAACTAGACTTTCTTTACCTTATCCAAAGGAAATACATTCAATAGAAAAGAATAAGTCTTTAATAGATTATAGTTTTGATTTATTTTCAAACTATGGTAGAAGAGATGTTCAGTTTGTAATTACTTTAAATGAGAATAAAACTGAATTAGTAAAGTACCTTAGTAGATATAAGCATCGTTTCAATATATCATTTACATTTTTCAATACTAAAGAGACTGAATATACAGGATCTATTAAAAGTGCCAAGCATTTATTTGGAGAAAAGAATATTGTTCTCTTGCCAGATACTTTTATGAGGATGAAATATTCTGAAGATATTATTGAAACTGTTAATAAGAGTTTGAATGAAACTGGATTTACTTTTTTTGTCAAGAATGAAAAGGATCCTGATATGCTAAGAACAAAAGGATCTTTAATTATTTCAGATCAAAATACTGTTATCGATTATGAAGATAAACCTCAAGAGAATTTAGATAAGTTTAATGCTTTTTGGTGTGCCTTTGCTTTTAGGAAAAGAGTTTTTGATTCATGTATAGAGTTTATGGAAAAGTCTACATTGAATCATAGATTGTTAGTAGGTGAGATAAAGAATACTCCAATATATAATTCTAAAGCAATTCAAGTTGATGAATACATTGACCTTGGGACATGGGAGCAGATTTATCAATTCAAAAATAATAGTTGATTGTGATGGTGTTCTGTTAGATTGGGCATACGCATTTAACGTATGGATGCTTGAGCAGGGATATAAAAAAATATCTAATACCAATTCGTATAGTTTATCTTTAATATATGGTATAAGTGATGATGAAGCAACACGAAAAATAAGAAAATTTAATGAATCTGGATGTGTTGGATTTATTCCTGCGTTTAAAGATTCTGTTGAGTATGTAACTAAGTTATATAATCTTGGATATAAGTTTGATGTTATTAGTTGTTTAGATAAAGATAAGTATGCTCAAGAGTTAAGAGAGAAAAATTTAATTCATTTGTTTGGTAATGTTTTTGATTTTATAAATTGTGGATTAGATCATACAGAAAGTAAAAAAGATTATCTTTTAAGTAGATATTCTGGTAAAAGTTATTATTGGATTGAAGATTCTATTAATAATGCCCAAGCAGGGCAGACAATTGGGTTAAAAAGTGTTATAATGGATCATGATTATAACCAAGAGTGGAAAGGACTCCGAGTTAAAAATTGGAAAGAATTTTATCTATTGATAACGAATGACCCCACATATTGAAGCAAACTATGGAGACTATCATCCAATAGTTCTAATGCCAGGTGATCCTCTGAGAGCAAAGTGGATTGCTGAAACATATCTAGAGAATGTAAAGAGTGTTAATACTGTTAGAAATTGTTTAGGATTTTCTGGAACGGTAAATGGTATTAAGGTTTCTGTACAATCCAGTGGAATGGGACAGGCTAGTTTGGGAATATATGCTCATGAACTGTATAATTTTTATGGTGTTGAAAGTATAATCCGAGTTGGTAGTTGTGGAGGAATATCACCTTTAGTTAATCTTGGTGATGTTGTTGTTGCTATGACTGCTTCTACTGATAGTGCTATGACCAAAAATCTTGCTTCTGGATTTATAGTATCTCCTTGCTGTGATTATAATCTTCTAAAAAGTTTTATGAATGTTTACCCTACTGCTTTTGTTGGTAGTATGGTGGCAAGTGATTATTTTTATCAACCAGATCCTAATTGGTATAAACCATTATCTGATCTAGGTGTATTGGCAGTTGATATGGAGACTCACGTTTTATATTCTCTTGCTATGAGATTTGGTAAAAAGGCATTGTCGGTTAATACTGTTGTTGATCATGTTTCTTTTGATCAACATATGACAAGTAAAGAAAGAGAAACTGGTTTAAGTAGTATGATGGAATCTATATTTGAAAGTCTATGAAAATTGCGATATTTATTTCTGGTCATGTAAGAACTTTATTTTATAAGTTTCATGAAAATTTAGATTTGATAAGAAAGAGTATTGGATCATGTGATATTGATGTGTATTATTCTTTCTGGGATGATTATGAACGAAGTGATTTAATGAATGATGATTGGCATATTAAAGTTGATTATGACCAACCAGATATATCTGTAGAATCTATTAATCATTATTTTTTAGATCATGGTGTAAATCATGTTGAAGGTGAGATTGAAAGTACTGATATAATGAATGAAGTTTTAAATGAGACTCCATTCCTTCCAGAAAGAAATGGCAAAAATTGTCTTTCATCACAATACTATAAGAAGTTTAGAGTAGTTGAAAAATACTATTCAGATAAGTATGACTTCTATCTTACTATGAGAGCAGATGTTGTTATAAACGATTTTCCTTTAAAGGATCAGATAGAATCTATTATTGGTAACAAGTCCCTTGTAGTTAACTATAATTACTGGTATAATGAACCATATGCTAATAGAGATGTTAATGAAATGATTTGGTGTAGTAATAATAAAGTTTTTGAGAAATCAAATCAAATTTATTTGAATCAGGATAAGTTATCTAAACAACTCTCATATCATTATGGAGAATTAGTAACAGGAACTTATTTTAATAATCTCCTTAAGGATCGTGATATTGAAGAGATATGTGTATTTGATTTTAAGTATAGGATAATGAGATGAAAATTTGTATCTTAACCATAGCAACAAATCAATACATACAGTTTGTTGAAAAACTCTATAATAATATTGAAGAGAATTTTTTAAATGATCATGATATTGAGTGTGTATTATTTACTGAGCATGATGTAGAAACATCTGATAATGTAAGAGTTTCTAAGATAGAACATGAACCTTGGCCAGTTCCTACATTAATGAGGTATAATTACTTCATGCAGGAAAAGGATTTTATATCTAAGTTTGATTATTGTTATTATCTTGATGTAGATATGGCAATAGTAGATAAGGTAGGTGATGAAATCTTAAGTGACTTAGTTGGAACTCAACATCCTTATCAAACATTTCAACCAAAAGAGGATAGGACATATGATAGGAATCCAAAGTGTATGGCATATATTGAACCAGGTAAGGAGGGTGATAACTATTATGCTGGAGGATTTAATGGAGGTAAGACAGAACATTTTCTTAAAATGGCTGAGGTCTTATCTACTAGAGTAAATCATGATAAGGATAATGATGTTACTGCTCTATGGTTTGATGAATCTCATTTAAATAGATACTTGAGAGATAATCCACCAACACTAACATTAACACCATCATATTGTTATGCTGAAGAATTTAAGGGAACTAACTATCCCTATGAACCAAAAATAGTTGCTTTAAAGAAAAACCATAGTGAGTTGAGGACTTAACATGAAAATTGATTTGAGAAAGATTCCTGCTGTTTATATGAATTTAGAACAGCATACTGAGAAGAATAGTAATATGCAGCAGATGCTAAAGGATTGTGGATTTGAAAATATCATTCGTATGGAAGGTGTTCCTCGTCCCGATAAACCAGTTGCTGGATGTTCTGCTGCTCACTTCAAAGGTTTACAGGAAGTTGATCCACCATTTATTTTATTTGAAGATGATTGTGTAGTAAAAAACTTCAGACCTGAAATTGAAGTACCAGATGATGCGGATGGTGTTTATCTTGGAATTTCATCTTGGGGTAGAATGAATGGTCATTCTGGTCCTTATGTTCAGTATGATCAGGTTGAAGGAGATCTTTATAGGATCTATAATATGTTAAGTGGACATGCTGTGTTGTATCTTACAGAAGACTATGTTAAAATGTGTCAGAGGGTGACACATCACGCTGGATATGTTATTGAAGATTATCAAGATGCTGGATTCGCAGAGATTCAACGTTGGTTTAATGTTTATGCTTTTGATGATCCTTTCTTCTATCAAACAAGTGGATATCATGGAACTGTAAATCCATTAACAAGTTATCCTACACAAGAATGCTTTGCATTTAATAAAAATTACTTTCTCCCTGCTGGAATATCATGAGATCTTTAGTTACTGGTGGTGCTGGATTCATTGGATCTAACCTCGTTGATCAATTATTAAAAATAGGTCATGAGGTTACTGTAGTTGATAATGAGTTTTCTGATGCTCATGATCAATTTTATTGGAATCCAAAGGCATATAATGTTAATTGTGATATTAGAGATTACAGAGCATTAACTAATGCTTTTGCTAGTGGACAGGATTATGTTTTCCATTTAGCAGCAGAAGCAAGAATACAACCTGCTATAAAGAATCCTATAGAAGCAGTTAGCATCAATTCATTAGGAACCTGTACAGTGCTTCAGTGTGCTAGAGAAGCAAAGGTAAAGCGTTTAATATATTCATCTACTTCATCATCATATGGTATGAATCCATATCCAAATGTAGAGACACAACCAGATGATTGTTTGAATCCATATTCAGTATCTAAGGTAAATGGTGAAAAACTATCAACCATGTATACAGATCTATTTGATCTACCTACAGTTATTCTTAGATACTTTAATGTATATGGAGAGAGGCAACCTCTGAGAGGGCAATATGCTCCTGTGATAGGTATCTTTCTAAGACAACTCGCTGCTGGTGAACCATTAACTATTGTAGGTGATGGGGATCAACGTAGAGACTTTACTCATGTTAGTGATGTTGTAAATGCTAATATTATGGCAGCAATATCAAGACCAGATCCAGAAGCATGTGGTCAGGTTTATAATGTTGGAACGGGAACAAACTATTCTGTTAATGAAATTGCTGCTATGATATCTGATAATACAATTAATATTCCACCTCGTGTTGGTGAATCTAGAATTACACAAGCTAATGTTGATAAGATCTGGAAAACCTTTGGATGGAAATCAAAAGTAAAACTAGAGGACTGGATCAAAGGAGCATTATCATGAGATACTGTATTGATATTGATGGTACTATATGTACTCCAACTGTTGGTAGAGACTACCATAAAGCAGAACCTTGGATGGATAGAATAGAATATATTAATAAACTCTATTATGAACATCATCATATAACTTACTTCACTGCTAGAGCAATGGGTAGGTTCTCAGAGGAGGAGCATCAAATTGCACAGGCAAAAGCTTCAGCAGTTCTATTTGAATTGACTCAGAAGCAATTGGATGATTGGGGTGCTAAGTATCATGAGTTAATCATGGGAAAACCACATGCCGATCTATTCATAGATGATAAGGGTATGAATTGTAATGATTTCTTTGATGGGGTATTATGAAGAAAGTTTTAATTACAGGTGGTTCAGGAACCGTAGGCAAGGCATTCATTAAAGAGTATTATGGTGACTATGAATTCTATAGTATTAGTAGAAATGAATCATATATTTCAGAACTGAAGCAACAGTTCCCAGATGTAAATGTTATTATTGGAGATATATGTGACTTCGATCATCTGGTTAATATCTATAGTAAGGTTAGACCAGATATTGTAGTTCATGCTGCTGCTATAAAGCATATTAATCTAGCAGAAGAGAATCCTTCTAAAGCTGTTGAAGTTAATCTTATAGGGTCTTTGAATGTTATAAAGGCAAGTGTTAGATTAGAAGTTCCATTAACTATAGGTGTCAGTACTGATAAGGCATGTGATCCCGATTCTGTTTATGGGTATAGTAAAAGGATTATGGAGAGAATGTTCTCCCAGTATCATAATCATCATACCAAGTTTGTATGTACTCGATTTGCTAATGTTGCTAAGAGTAATGGATCTGTTATACCTTATTGGGTATCTCAGGCAGAGCAAGGTAACAATTTAAAGTTAACTGATATGCAAATGAATAGATTGATGTTCTCTAGTCAGGAAGCGGCACAGTTAATACATAAGGCTATTGATTATAGTCGTATGAATGATTTCTTTGTTCTTTGTCGTATTATGAAAAATGTAAATCTTTTTAACCTAGCAAAGGTTATTGGTGATAGTGTTGATATAATAGGTAAAAGACCAGGTGAAAAGTTGAATGAAGTTTTAGTTACTGAAAAAGAATTACCAAATACTTTAGTTGATGGTGATTATGTTTTAGTATTTGATCATCAGATTATCGATGGTAATCTTCAGGAAGAACATTCATCATTAACTGCCAAGACAATGGATACTCATGATATGAAGGAGTTGGTATATGGATAAGAACAAATCAGCATTTAAACTAAATGGTCTACCTCCTGTTTATGTTATTAACTTAGATGAGCAACCTGAAAGATGGGATGTAATAGAGGAATCTCTTAATTATTGGGAGGTAGAGAACTATACTCGTATCTCTGCTTATGATGGTAGAGAGGATGATCTGGGTGATATTATTAAGGGTAGGTATCCTGATCAAATGTCTTCAGGTGAAGTTGGATGTACAACATCACATTTAAAGGCATTGAAAGAGTTCTTAAAGACTGATGCTCCCTGTGCTTTAATATTGGAAGATGACTGTGATATATCTACAGTTACTCATTGGAACTTTAAATGGAGAGAATTTCAATCAAAACTACCTTATGATTATGATGTAATACAATTAGCAGTTATTAATCCTATGAGTGTGTATTTACAACTACATCGTAGATTTGTAAATGATTTTTCTACTGCTGCTTATCTTATCACAAGACATCATGCGGAGAAACTTGTTAGACTGCATTGTAGAGATGATAAGTATAAATTGGATCAAGGTGTTAGACCTAGAGCAGTTGCTGATGATTTGATTTATAATTCTGGTAATACTTTTACTATACCTTTATTCCTATATCGAATAGAATTAGGATCATCAATTCATAAAGAACATGTAGATGCGTTTCATAAAACAAGTCATGATGCGATTTGGAATTTCTGGAGGAATCATGCAGTAAACATTACTGATTGGGATGCTATGTTTGATTATGATCCATACTTTAATCGTATTCCACCCATAGAAGAGAAAAAGGTAGAGGAATCCGACAAGTAATATAAGTTAAGATTATGGGGGTCATTAGACCCCCTTTTTATTGTTCGGGTAGTGTTCGGGTAACACCAATTGTTAAGTTTCATATCATACTTTATAATTACTAAATAATTTCGTTACTAATCTTAACACAATGAC